TGACGCCCGCTGAATTTACCGCAGCTATGGCTGCACCGGGCGCTGGTATGGCGGGTGCAGGTGCAGCGGGTGCAGGTGCAGCGGCGGGTGCAGCAGGAGGCGGTATGCTTGGCGGATATGGCCCAGCAGCGTTATTAGGCGGTGCTAATGTATTAGGTAGCATCTACGGCGCAACTGCGTCAAAAAACGCTGCTCAAGCACAAATTGATTCGGCTAAACAAGCAAATCAACTTGCTTATGGTATATACCAACAAAACCGTGCAGATCAATTGCCTTTTATGCAAGCAGGTGTAGGCGCGTTAAAACAACTTACGGCTGGTACGGCTCCTGGTGGCGAATTTACACAAAACTTTACGCCGGCTGATTTAACCGCAGGAATGGATCCAGGTTACGGATTTAGATTATCTGAAGGCAATAAAGCGCTTAATGCAAGCGCTGCTGCTAGAGGTGGTTTAATTTCTGGCAACGCTCTTAAAGCCGCGCAAGACTATGGTCAAGCAGCCGGGTCACAAGAATATCAAAATGCGTTTAATCGTTACCAAGTTAATCGTGCAAATCGTTTAAACCCATTACAAAGCCTTGCTGGTTTAGGTCAAAGCTCTATTAATACAACAGGCGCTATGGGTACTAACTATGCAAATACCGCGGGGTCTAATATTACGGGCGCTGGTAACGCAAGCGCTGCTGGAACTGTAGGCGCTGCAAATGCGGTTATGGGCGGTGTTAGCGGACTATCTAATATATACGCACAAAATAGCTTGTTAAATGCTATTCAAAATCAAAATCGTACAGCGTACGGCGTTTAAAGGAAAATAATTATGCCAATTGATCCTAGTATCGCTATGGGGGTTCGCCCCGTACAAACGCCAAATATGTTGGCTAACTATGCACAAGCGCAAGAACTTAATGTTAATGCTCTTAAAATGCAAGAAGCGCAGCAGTCTATTGAAGATCGTAACTTTATGCGTGGGTTAGATCCTAGCTCACCAGAATACATCAATAAGATTGCATCCCGTAACCCTGAACTTGCAGTAAAGTTGCAAAAAGGACGTATGGAAGCGCGTACGGCGGAACTTGACCAACGTACAAAAATAGGTACTTTACTTAAAGCATCCGCAACGCCTGTCATAGCAAATCCTACATTTGAAAATGCAGTTATGGCGTTGCAAAATTTTTCAAAAGCTACAGGCGATGATGTAACCGCTGAGTTTAATAATTTACAAAAAATAGGTAATAACCCTGAAGCTATTAAAAAATGGGCTATGGGTCATGCTTTGTCAGGTGATCAAATCTTGGCTCAGACAGATTTAAACGCAAATCAAAAAGCGCAATTAGGGTTAACCAAACGTGGTCAAGATTTAACTTATTCCGCTGCTACACAGCCTATATTTAACGAAGCTGTTGGTGGTTTTGTTACACGTCCAACGGCGGCTAACCCATCTAGCACGGTTATTCCTTTAGCTAATCCAGAAGATACTAAAAAAGGTAAAGAAACCGAAAAAGGTAAAAATTTGGTTTCTGATGTGGCTACGCAAATGGGTAATTCTTACCTTACTTTGCAACAAACAGGCGGTATCAAATCTACACAAAAAGGTGCCGCAGCTAATATTGCCGCAGCTAGTCAGTCATCTATGCTTGGTCAACTAGGCGGCGCTGCGTTAGGTACACCTGAGCAAGCTGAACGTGATTTTATTAAATCTCAACGTCCTTTGCTTGTACAAGCTATTGTTAAAGCTACTGGTATGTCTGCAACGCAAATCAACTCCAACGTTGAATTGAAAAACTTATTAGACGCGGCTACAGATCCAAGTAAAGGCTATGAAACCAACGCTAAGAGTTTAAACTTAATTAATAAACGTTTTGGTACCGGCGCTGAAGTTATACCAGTAAATACAGGCGGTGGATCAAATATTGATGCTTTATTAGAAAAGTACAAATAACATGGCTACTTACGAACAGTTAAGTTCAGCGTTAGTAAAAGCTGATGCGGCGGGGAACGTTGATGATGCAAGAGCATTAGCTTCTGAAATGCGTAAGCTAAAGTCGGTTGCGCCTATGGGCGAAGGGATGCCAGGGCAACGCCAACGTAGTTGGTTAGACGTGCCTGTTGAAGCTATTGGCAACGTTATTCCTAGCGGTATCAAAATGGCTGGCGGTATATACGAAGCCGTAACTAGCCCTATTCAAACCGCCAAAGGTTTAGTTGACGTCGGTGCTGGCGCGTTACAAAACGTATTGCCAAAAGGCGTTGTTGATTTTGTTAACCAATTTGACAAAAATCCTGAAGCACGTCAACGTGCTATAACCGCTGCTGATGCTGTTGGGGGTATGTATAAGGAACGCTACGGCAGCGAAGAATCGCTTAAAAACACTATGGCAACGGATCCTGTTGGCTTTGCTGCGGATCTATCTACACTATTGTCTGGCGGCGCAATGGCTGCTGGCAAACTAGGAATGGCTAAAACAGCAGGTGGGCTATCTACGGCGGCTGATGTAACCAATCCAATGCGAGCTATTACGCCTGTTGTGGCTGCGCCTTTTAAAGTAGCTGGCAAAGGTATCAAGTATGCTGAACAAGTGCTTAATCCTAAAGCAAATGCTCTTTTGCAAGCGGCTGAAGGCAAAGGCCCTGAAATCATTAATGCTTTACGCGCTCAACAAGAGTTAGTGCCAGGTGCTATGCCTACTGCTGGTGAAATTGCCGCAGGGCAAGGAAGCACTCTTTATCCTGCGTTGCAAACACGGGTTATGGAAAAGTTACCTACTGAATATTTACAACGTGCGGCTCAAAAAGCTGAAGCAATTAAAAGTCAACTTGGAACTGTGGCTCAAACACCTGAAGCGATGGCGGCTGCTGAAAAATTAAGAACAAAACTTACTAGTCCGCTTTACAAAGCTTCAGAGCAAGCAGGTAACGTGGTTGATACAGCGCCAATTAAAGCGTTTGTTGACGACATGATTGAGAAAAAACCTGGCAACGCTGAATTGGTTACAGAATTTAAAAAGATTAGCTCTCAATTGATTGATGAAGCTGGTAATCCACGGGCTAATGCTGAACAAGTGTCATCCATATTAGACGGCCTTAAAGCCACGCTTGCTAAAAAAGAAAATACCTATATTAAAGGTCAGCTTATGGAAGTTAAAAATAAGCTAACTAAATCTATTCCTGGGTACGAAAAAGCACAAGAAGCGTTTGGTGAATTAAGCAAACCTATAAATCAAATGGCAGTTGGGCAATATCTTGAAAAACAATTAATTCCAGCGTTAGGCGGCGAAGCTAAACTTAAATCAAGCGCTTTTGCCCAAGCGGTTCAAGATGCACCTAAGACTATTGAACGTGCTACAGGTATACCTCGTTATCAAACTTTGGCTGAAGCATTAGCGCCAGATCAACTTAGGGCGGTTGAAGGAATTAGTAAAGAATTACAACGTCAAGTTAAATTTGAAGAAGCGGCTGCTGTTGGACGTAAAGCAGGCATGGAATTACCTACGACCAAAGTATCTAAGATCAATTTGCTTAACAAAGTTACAACTGTTGCCAACTTGATTATGGCTAAATTGCAAGGGCATATTACTGAAAAGTTAGCTATTGAATTAGCTACAGAAATGCTTGATCCTAAAAAAGCCGCAGATTCATTACAAAAAGCTATTGCCCATCAAAAGAAAATGCAAACCGTAGCAAAACCGTTTAAAGAAATTGGCACAATTGCCGCAGATATTACTTCACGTCAACCTGCAATTGCAGCCGGTCAATTGACCAATGCTTTAGCAACCCAACAACCTAACCAAAACGCTCTTGCGAGGTAAATCATGGATTGGCAATATTTATTTAATTTAATTGGTGCTGGCGCGGCTCTTGGTGTTGGTTGGTGGTGTCGCCAAATATGGGACTCGGTTCAACAGTTAAAAAAAGATGTTCAAAGCATTGAAGTAGGTTTACCAACAAATTACGTTCGTAAAGTAGATTTAGATGCTAAGTTTGATAAATTAGAATCTACTTTACAACGTATTTTAGACAAACTAGATCAAAAGGCTGACAAATGATGGCTAACATAATGGGCGCATTAAAGTCCAAAACAATGTGGTTTTCTGTTCTATTGGTGCTTTTTGGGGCTTTGATGGATAACTCGGTTTATCTTAAAGACTTGATTCCACCACAATATTTCAGCTTAATTATGATCCTCATCGGCGTTATCGTAGCAACGCTAAGAATGGTCACTACGCAGCCTCTCGCCGCAAAATGATTTCGTATGTACGAATCGGAATTTTGGTTGGTATTTTTATTGCTGGTTTGCTTTTGGGCTGGGGTTATGAGTATCGGAATTTGGTGGCCTTCAAAGCAGAAGTTGAAGCGGTGGCTAAAGTTCAACAAGCCAAAAACGAATCCATTGCCAAGCAACAAACGCTAGTCAATAAAGGAATTGAAAATGAGTATCAAGCTAAGTTGTCTGCTCTTAAGTCTTATTATGGTGGGCTGCGCCAGCCCGGTAGCGGTTCAATGTCCCCCATTCCCCAATCCACCATCGGTATTGATGGAAAAGCCACCAACCTTGAACTTGCTTGCGCCTATACAACGCAGCAATTAGTATCACTTCAAGATTGGTTGCGTCAGCAACTTGAAGTTAAATGAGTCCAAATTTACAGGCTTTTCTCGATATGATTGCGGTGTCTGAAGGCACTGCTGGAAAGGGTGACGATGGTTATAATGTCATTGTTGGCGGCAGTTTATTTGAGGGCTATGCTGACCATCCAAGAAAACTGGTATGGCTTCGTCCCGGCCTTGCGTCCACGGCGGCGGGTAGATACCAACTCTTAAGCCGCTATTACGATGCGTATAAGAAACAACTTAATTTACCTAATTTCAGCCCTTTATCTCAAGATTTAATTGCTATTCAGCAAATTAAAGAACGTGGTGCGTTGCAAGATATTGAAAAAGGTTACATTAGCATAGCCATTGATAAGGTCAAAAACATTTGGGCGTCGCTTCCTGGCGCTGGTTATAACCAGCATGAAAACAAGCTAGATAAATTAATTACAGCTTATAAAGACGCAGGTGGTACAGTAGCGTAACTAAGTTGTCATAATTGCCTGATTTAATTGGCAAAATTCTATTAAGGTAGATATGAAAAATTCAGCAAAATCTGATAAAGAGTTTATCGCTTTATGGAAAAAGTTAGGCTCCCCCACCTTAGTAGGAAAAGAACTAGGTATAAACCCTAGAAGCGCTATGACAAGGCGTAGTAATTTAGAAATACGTTACAACATAGAATTGCCTACTACTAATTCTCAGCGTGACGAGAAAAAAGAAAAGCCAAAAAAAATAGAGTTGGCAGCGCACAATGTTCGCAGAGGTATTGATATTGATAAAGTCAAACACGTTATTGTGTTTTCAGACGCTCATTTCACCGATACGACCACCACGGCGTTTAAAGCCCTCTTAAAGATGATTAAAGAGTTTAAGCCACAAGTGATCATTTGTAACGGCGACGCCTTTGACGGGCAGGTTTTAAGCCGTTTCCCAAGCATTAACTACGATGCCAAACCCACAGTCTTAGAAGAACTAAAAGCTTGTCGTGATCATTTAGATCAAATTGAAAAAGTAAGACCTGCTGGTTGCCGTCTAATATGGACGTTGGGGAACCATGATATGCGCTACGAAGCTTGGTTGGTTAACAAAGTGCCTGAATACAGCGGCGTAGATGGTTTTAGCCTTAAGTATCATTTTCCTAACTGGGAAACTTGTTGGAGCTTTTGGATTGGCGAAGAAACCGTAGTCAAACACCGATTTAAGGGTGGCCGCACGGCAGGTTATAGCAATTTGGTTGCGGCCGGGAACACAAACATTATTACAGGCCATACGCACGTCCTCTGTGTTAGCCCAATTAGTAATTACCAAGGCAACTTTTTTGGCGTTCAGACCGGATGTTTGGCTGATCCTATGTCGCCCACCTTTGAATATGTGGAAGATAATCCCCTCGACTGGCGTTCAGGATTTGTCATGTTATCGTTTGACCAAGGTCGAATGTTAATGCCAGAGCTTATTATGGTTAGCGATGAACAAAATGGCGAATATGAATTTCGTGGCAAAATTCATGCAGTATGAAGGCATGATGGCATGAAATTAACATCAGAGATTGTTAAAAACCTATACGCTTCGCTGTATTGTTGCTATCCATTTACTAAATGGAAAATGCCCTTGCCTGAAGAAATTGAATTTGTAGTCACATCTGACCCTGAAACAATGGGCACTTATTTATACGATACGGGTGAAGATTATGAGCATACAGTTACTATCTCATCTGCCCGTTGCGGTCATTACTACACTGTCATTACTACTTTAGCTCACGAAATGATACACATGAGCTTTCACCGTCAAGAAGGTGCTAAATGGGCGCAACATGGCAAACCTTTTAGAACGCGTTGCAAACTTGTTGCTAACGAACTTGGATTAGATCCGTTAGAATTATGACGGGGTGTTAAGCCACCATTGTAGGATGCAGTAAGTTAGGTTTTTTGTGGCTTTCCACCTAACGAGTAGCAACTGCCAAATACAGCCCTGTTACTAATTGTCGGTATTTGTAAACAATAAGAAACATTTTGTAACTTATATATTTTGTATATATATTGATACCTATGTGTATAGTTATTGACAAAAAGTATACATATCAACAAGGTTGTAGACACTTTTGTAAAGTTTTGGCGATTAATTGTAAAGTTGTAGACAATGTAAAGTTTCCCTATCGGTAAATTTGTGTAATATATGCTACTTTTTTAAGCAATTATTCCTTATCGGGAAACTTTTTCTTACAGTGCTTAAGTTGTTTTTTCACATTACAACTTTTATTTTGTTATTGTCGGCCGACCTATTTTAAAAACGTTTGTAAATGCATGAAATATAAAGAAAAAGTCATGCAAAAATAGGACATGGTTGTCCGATATTTGTATATATATTTGAGCCGTATTTTATACATTTACGGCTCATAAATAAAACTTTTTACTTAGTAAACATCTTTAAGCTAGTGGTAATAGCATCAATCCAAAAGTCATAAACTTGTTTGGTTTGTTCGGCTAATTTTTCAAATGTTTTTAATTGATCTTGATACATAGCAATCTCCTATTAAATGTTGCATTGCACCATTTTACATTATTTTGCTAGTATGTAAAGACCGACATTACTAAATGCGTAGCCTGTATATACGACTGCCATAGGCATATTGCCTTTAAACCCTTGCTCTATACCAATATAGGCATAAATTAAACCAGTAACAATAATTAGCCAACTACTCATCTGACTCTACATATTTTTCAAGTCGGGCAATGCGTTGCATTTCAAAGCTGCATAGTGATTGGTAATACTCAGAGTGGGTTTTATGCTCCAAATAGCTACGCTTGGCGCTTTCTAGCTCTTTAATTGCAATGCTTCTTGCTGATGGGGGATTGACTAATAACATCCAAAATCTTTTTAATGCGTTCATTTTGATTCCTTTTCGTGGTGCAGTCTTGGCAAAACCATTTGTAAGTCAGACCGCCTGGGTTATTTATTACGCTGCCAGTTACATTATTTTTGCGTTGTTGACAATTGTTGCAAATTCTTAAGGTCATCGTCCAAATATCGAGTCATAAATAGGTGTCATAGATGATGGATTATAGACGGGGGCAGGCATTACTAAAGGAACAACAGGAACCATTATTGTGGCTACAGATTGACCTTGTGGGCCATAAACGTAAGTAGTATTGCCAGATTGCATTGCAATGCCAGCAGATTGACCTTGTGGGCCATAAAAATATTGTGTATTGCCTGACTGTTGAACCGTGCCTAGGCTTTGCCCTTGAGCGCCGTATAGGTACGTTGTCTGAGCATGACAGCCTGTAATAGTAAATAAATAGCCCACAATAAAGCCAGCTACAAAAATAAAGATGGATTTCATTTGATTCTCCTTGCGATCTCTCGTTCTATGTACCACTTTGCTTTGCGTAAATCCTCAATGGCGTCATGCTTCTCATCTGCCCGCCAAATGTATTTAACAGCGTTACCAAGGCAAAAGCTCATGTGTTCTGTTATCTGGATACATTCCACCCCTGATGGATGGCTTGTATAGTGTTTTGGATGGTTTACAGCATCATGGTCGCTCATGGGTTCTTTGCCTCTTTTAAAAGTTCAATACGCTCGCGTGATACACGTAATACGTTATAGCGTTGATGTAGTCGTTGTAATACAGACGCTCGCTTCTCACCAAAACGCTCTTTTTCTAACATAGCCCAAATATCAGCTTCGGTCATATTACAAAGCACGTCATTTAACTGACGCCAACTTAGTTTGCTCATGCTCAATTCTCCTTTCTAATTCAGTAATGGTTTTCCCTAACTTAATCACCGCACGTTCTGCGGCGTTATAAGTCCTATGCCGAATAATGCTTTCAGCTTTAGCGGCTTTTAGTTTTGCTTTTAGAAGCTGCAATCTTTTCATTTATAACTTTCTCTTGTTGTACGATAACTTGTACAAGTTCTCTAAGTGTCCAAGCAATATTGGTATGCGGCGCATATTCGTCAATATCATTGGCTAGTTTTAATGCTTCTTCAATTAATGTCATCTCAATTCCTCAATTGCTATGTCTGAAATTGCCCTCTTATCTTTAAGGGCGTCCCAAATCCTTAAGTCAATCGTTTTATTGGTTAACAAAAGGTAAACCCATACATCGTGTTTTTGACCGCTACGATGCAAGCGTCCTACTGTCTGTTCGTACAATTCAAGGCTCCAAGGCAAAGATACAAAAACCATCTTGCTACCGCCATGCTGAAGATTAAGGCCATGCCCTGCGCTTTTAGGGTGAATCAATAGCAACTCAATCTTGCCATCGTTCCAACGCTCAATAGCTTTAGGGTCATTGATTGTCTGTGCGGTAGGATACCGACGCTTAAGTTCAGCTAATTCTTCAACGTAGTTGTAAACAATAATCGTGTTGGCGCGTTGATTTTCTTGTAACAACTCATCTAATAAATCAAACTTGTGGTGTGAAAACCATATAGGCGTCTGCGTTACGTTCATGCGCCCTGGTCGATTAGACGGTGTAGTCACAGTTTCATAAACCCAGCCACTTGCCATCTGTTGTAGCTTTCCGGTCACAACGGCTGCGCTAACTGCCGTGATCTCTTTGTCCTTAAACTCTACAACGTAGTCCTTCTTCATCTTTTCGTATGGGGCGCGGTCTGTTAGTTCGCAACTTAACTCGACAACATGGCAGGGCGGTAGCGTATCGGCGTATTCGCCAGCTTCTAAAACAAACGTAGCAGGCTTAATCTTTTCCATAACTTTTCCTAATGAGCCTACACGCGGCTCCCACTCGCCAAAGTCTTTATTGACTAGGACGAAATACTGTTGCATAAACGCGCCTTTGGCACGTCCTAATAAATTTTGGTCAACAATCTTGCATTGACCAAAGACATCTTCTAAACCATTGCTGGTGAAGCTACCAGTCAAGCCCCAACGAATTTTAAATGGCGTTAGCACTTTAGATAACGCTTTAAATCGTGCGCCTGATGGATTCTTTAGCCTTGTTAGTTCGTCAAATACAATGCCATCAAAGTCTAGGAATTGTTCTGATAACCATTGCAAACTGTCGTAATTAACTACTACTACCTTGGACTTACTACGCAAGGCTTTAAGGCGTTGGTCTGGCGTACCTACAGCAACACTTAGGGTTAACCCTGTAGCCCACTTAATTTGTTCTACAGGCCATACATCCGTACAAACGCGTTTAGGGGCAAGAACTAGCCAACGCTTGACTAACCCCTGCTTGATGGCGTCTTGCATCGCTGTGAGCGTTATAGCCGTCTTGCCAGCGCCTACAGGCGCTAAGATCATGGCTCTGTCTTTCTCAAACAAAAAGTCAGCAGCCGTATCTTGGTAAGGGCGCAGCTTCATACGTTAGCCATCCAAGTGTCGATATGGTCTTTAGTCCATAAGCAAGCGTAGTTTTGGTTAAGTTGTTTAAGGTTGCGGGCGTGGATGCCTTGTAGGGCAGACAGTTTGCCGCCTGTAGTCTTTAGCTCAACAAACCACGTCTGCCCACTAGGTAGGCAAGCGATGCGGTCAGCTACGCCGCGCTGGTTGGGTGATCTGAACTTGTAGGTAATTCCCCCAAGGGACATTACAGCCCAGACGAAGTATTTTTCAATTTCGGTTTCTTTTGTCATGTGGCAAATATATCACAGTAAAAAAGTTTTGCACAACATTTATTTTTGTGATACAGTGGAATCTCAGTCAACTAAAGTAAAGGAAACAAAATGAACGCTCCTGTCTTACATTCCCGTGTAGTTGGTGGCTCTACAGCCAAGCGGGTTATAGCTTGCCCTGGCTCAGTAGCCCTATGCGCTGCTATGCCACCTAAACCTTCAAGCAAATACGCTGACGAAGGCACCCTACTTCATAACGTCATGGACATCATTCTTTCAACAGGTCAAACGCCTGAGTCCTGTATGGGCATGAAATATGGCGATATTAAATTAACCGATGAACTCATTAATGAGAAGGTTTACCCAGCGTTACGGGCATTAGATGAGATCGACCCTAATAAGGAAATGGAATATGCAACAGAAACCCGTGTTGGCTTCGGTGATTTTCTTCCTGATGTGTTTGGCAGCACCGATCTGCTTGGCCGTATTGGTAGACGAGCTTTCATCCTTGACTGGAAGTTTGGCTCAGGAGTTGCAGTTGACGCCGTAGAAAACGATCAACTTATGTTCTACGCAGCCGCAGCTATGCGAACCCCCGAAGTCCAATGGGTATTTGATGATTGTGACGAAATCGAGTGCATCATTGTCCAGCCACCAAGTGTAAAGCGTTGGGTTACAACAACACAGCGCATTAAAGAATTTGAAACCGATCTTAAAGCCGCCGTCAAAATAGCGTCTAAGCCTGATGCGCCATTGTTTGCAGGTGAGCATTGCCGTTGGTGCGTTGCCAAGCCTACCTGCCCTATGATGACAGGCGCAGTAGAACGCGCCCTACACGCTCAAATTGACATCCTTAACGTAGCGCAAATAGCTGACTATCTTAAAAAAGCCGATACATTAGAGCAGTGGATTGCTGATTTACGTGGGCTAGCGCACCAAGTGTTAGAAGTAGGTAAACCTATCCCTGGCTACAAATTAGTGGCTAAACGAGCTATGCGCCAATGGATTGACGAAGATCAAGCTCTAGTAGCTATGATGAACGAGGGTTTATCCGAGGATGAATTGCTTGTGAGTAAGGTAATATCTCCTGCTCAGGCAGAAAAAGTATTGAAAAAGCATGGCAAGCTATTGCCTGCCGATCAAGTAGTAGCAGTAAGCAGTGGCAGTACGATGGTTGAGGACTCTGATCCAAGGCCAGCGGTTTTACAAATCGGGCAGCAACTTACCGCAGCCCTTTCTAAACTTCAATAAGGAATCAAATCATGTCAAATATCACTACATTTTCAGGTGCAAATTTACCTTCAGTAAAGTCATTAGCAACAGCCTTGCGTACCATTGAAACCGATGTAGGCGCAGCAGGTACTGTCATTATTAAGATGGACAAAACAGGTCATTGGGTATTTGGTGCAGATCAGACCGAAATCGAAAGTGATTCAACTTGGGCAGTTAATCCTTTTTCATTTGTTCATGGCTACATTGCATGGGGTGATGGCGAAGTATTGGCTGAGAAGATGGTTAGCGTAAGCCAACCATTGCCTGAACTTGATGCAGCGCCCCCAGGTGCTAAAAAGGGTTGGGAAACTCAAGTAGGTATGTCTATCAAATGCTTGACTGGTGAAGATAAAGGTATGGAAGCCCGTTATACAACAACTTCGGTTGGTGGTAAAAAAGGCGTTCAGGCTTTAGCTGTTGCCATTGCTACGCAAGTAGAAAAAGATCAAGCTAAACCCGTCCCCGTGGTTGAACTTGGTAAAGAGCATTACACCCACAAATCGTATGGCCGTATCTTTACCCCTATTTTCAAAGTATTGGATTGGGTTGGTATGGATGGTGAAGATCAAGCAGAAGAAGCGCCTGAAGAATTAGACGCGCCTGAAGCCGAAGCAGCGCCAGTTCGTCGCCGTCGTACAGGAGCTTAATATGAACATTAATTTAGAACTCACGATTGAAGAAGTGAATGGTTGCCTTATGGCATTGGGCAAAGCGCCTTATGAATTGGCTCAACCGATCATTGATAAGATCAAAACACAAGCTATGCCACAAGTGCAAGCAACACCTGCACCTGTTGAAGTAGTAGAAGCAGAGTAAAAAATAGGGGCGGTTGACATTATTCAGGTATATGGCTCGCAGAGATTTCATACCTAAGAAGGATATCGCCCCTACCCTATATGACAATACTTTATTTGGATTACGAAACGCGTAGCCGTTGTGACTTACGCAGTCGCGGCGCTTATAACTACGCAAGGGATTCTAGTACTCAAATCATTTGCATGGCATACGCTTTTGATGATGAGGACGTTGCTTTGTGGACGCCTGACCAAAAATTCCCTAAGCGTGTAGCGCAACATTTTTTTGATGATGGTCAAATCAGGGCGCATAACGCTGGTTTTGACCGCCTCATTACTGAATACGTTTTATGCCAAGATTTTCTAGTGCCTACGCCATTATTAACGCAGTGGTATTGCACCGCTGCACAAGCGCGGGCCAATTGCGCTCCAGGCTCGTTAGAGGATGTTGGACGATTTGCTAGTAGCAGTATGCGTAAAGACCACCGAGGCAATCAATTAATACGTTTATTGTGTATTCCAAGGGCAGATGGTACATTTAATACAGACCCTACCTTGTTAGCAGAAATGGGTAACTACGCCCTACAAGATGTCAGAACCATGCGGGCTATATCACAAGCCATGAGGGAATTATCTTCTGATGAACTTATAGATTATCATGTCAATGAGCGCATCAATGATCGCGGCGTGTTACTAGATAAGCCATTAGCTGAATCGGCGATTCGTTATGCGAGCCACGAGCTTGCAGAGATCGAGAACCTAGTATCTGAGATAACCCAAGGCGAAATATCATCGGTGCGCTCACCTCGCATGAAAGAATGGGTGCTTGCCCGTGTTGGTGATGATGCCAAAAAACTCATGGAGAACTACAAAGATGGTGATAAAAAGTATTCAATTGACAAAGCTGTTAGGGCGAACCTTCTCATCCTTGCCGAAGAAAACCCAGAGCAGATACCGCCGGAAGTTGCTGATGTTATCCAATGTGCGGACGACCTTTGGGCGTCGAGCGTTGCCAAATTTAATCGTTTAAAGGACTTAGCAGATGTCGAAGATGATCGAGTTAGAGGTGCTTTTGTATTTGCTGGGGGCAGCGCCACCGGACGTGCTTCAAGCTATGGAGCACAAGTCCATAACTTCACCCGCAGATGCGCCGTTGACCCTGACGCCGTTAGACAAGCAATGGTTAGAGGCCACGCAATTGTCCCTGCTTTTGGACGACGGGTCACTGATGTCCTCAAAGGAATGTTACGACCTGCCCTTATACCCCAACGGGGAAAATCATTAGTTGTTGCTGACTGGGCAGGGATTGAAGCTAGAGTAAACCCTTGGCTATCTAATTGCCCTGCTGGAGTTAAAAAATTAGAGCTGTTTGAGCATGGCGATGACATTTACAAAGTTAACGCTTCTGCAACCTTTCACGTTCCTGTCGCAGATGTAAACAGTGAGCAACGTCAGATTGGAAAAGTCCAAGAGTTAGCCTGTGGCTTTGCAGGGGGCATAGGAGCGTTCGCTGCAATGGGGCGCGCCTACGGCATTTTGTTACCTGAGCCTCAAGCCAAGCGAATGGTCGCAGCGTGGCGTATGGCTAATCCTTGGGCGGTTCCGTATTGGCAAGACCTTGAAGAAGCGTACACAAGAGCGATGCGAAATCCTAAGCATGAATTTAGCGCAGGTAGGGTTTGTTATATGTACGATGGCTTACATCTTTGGTATGCTCTACCTTCTGGGCGTGTACTTTGTTACCCGTTTGCAAGAACAGAAGCGGACGGAATAACGTACGCTAAGTCGGCATGGAAGCCTGCTGCGGATGCAAAGGAATGGCCTAGAGCAAGATTGTGGAAAGGATTGGCTTGTGAAAATATTACTCAGGCTGTTGCTAATGATTTACTGCGTCATTCTCTACGCCAGTTGTGTC